TTCTAACATAGTAAATAAGAAAATCGCACATAGCCATGACCCAATAATCACGCAACAAATCAATAATTGCGTAAGAAAAAACATTGGGGATGCTTGGAAAATATCAAGGAAAGACAGTATTTCTGACATTGATGCGGCTATGGCAACCATTGTTGCAATTTGGGGCAGTGACCAAGAATTAAAAACTAAGCCAATGGTGCATTAATGAAAATAAATTTTCTGATTAAGAAAAATATCAATGATATAATAGGAAGTGGATATGGGATTATTTGATTTTTTAAGAACTACTAAACAAGAAGAACCAACTGAAAAGCGTGGGGTTGAAGCCCTAATACCTTTAAGGTCTGTTCAAACTGTAAGCATGGACACAGCCCTAACATTGGGTGCGGTTTATCGTTGCGTTAACATAATTGCAACAAGCATAAGTCAATGTCCAATTGAAGTGTTGCGAAATGGTGTTGAACCCATATCTGTTCCATCATTTATCGCAAGGCCAACGATAGGAAAGACACAAAGACAATTTCTATATCAAACTGCCACTGCATTAGCCCTTGAAGGTAACGCCTATTGGTTGATTACCCGCAGGGGTGAAGCAGTTGTCAACATTCAAGTGCTACCTGTTGGACAGGTGGGCGTTGAAAAACTTGCAGACAATACTGTCAGATACAGTTACAACGGCGTTCTTCTTGACCCTGCAGAATTAGCACATCTTAAGTTGTGCGATATAGCAGGAAGGGTCACAGGCTTAGGGGTTATACAAGCCGCAAGAAAAGACATTCAGAACGCCCTTGATGTGCGTGAATATGCAATTGAATTCTTTTCAGATGGTGCAGTTCCTTCAGGAATTTTAAGCACTGACCAACACTTAAATGCAGACCAAGCGGAAGCATTAAGAACCCGCTTCATTGAAACAAATCAAAAGAACACACCTGCAGTTCTTTCAAATGGACTTGAATATCAGCAACTTAAACTTTCGCCTAAAGATTTACAGTGGCTTGAATCAAGACAATTTAGTATTCAGGACATAGCAAGATTATTTGGCGTTCCTGCAACTTTCCTACTGGCTAACAGTGGGGATTCACAAACATACGCAAATCTTGAAACAGTAAATCGTGCCTTCGTTAATTTCACCCTAATGGGTTATTTTGGCGTTATTGAAGATGCGTTATCCGCACTTCTTCCAATTGATTCTGTTGCAAAATTTGATTTAGACAATTTCTTGCGTGGTGACACTGCATCAAGATATGCGGCTTATGAAAGCGCATTAAGGGCAGGATGGCTAACAAGAAATGAAATAAGGCAATTTGAAGGATTATCTGAATTGCCACCATTGGAGAACATACAAAATGGAATTACTACATAGAGAATTTGAAATCAGAAATGTTGATACAGATTCAAAGGAAGTAACAGGGATAGCAGTTCCCTACAATGAAATAACACAGGTTGGGCGTATGAAAGAAAAATTTATGCCTGATTCTGTAAATGTAAATAAACTGCCAAAACTTTTTTACAACCATGATGAACCAATTGGAATTGTTCGTTCAATGAACGACCAAGAAGATGGGCTTCACATAACTGCAAAAATAAGTGACACCGCTAAAGGCCAAGATGCTTGGACATTAGTTAAAGATGGTGTTGTGCGTAGTTTTTCAATTGGCTTTGTGCCTGTTGAACACACGCTTGAAGGTGATGTAGTGGTTAGACATAAGGTGGATTTGAAAGAAATCAGCCTTGTCGCACTACCTGCCTATGAAGGGGCAATCATTACTGAAATCAGAAATGAAACCCCTGAAACAAACAATTTAGGAGAAACAACCATAATGGAAAACACAATTAAAGAAACAGTGGACTTGAACCCTGTCATTGACGATTTGAATCGTCGTGTGGCGGTTCTTGAATCACCTAAGACCACTTCATTTACAACGCCAAAAATTCGCACATACGGCGAATATATCAAAGGCTTGATAAATGGTGATGAAGATGCACAAACAATGTATCGTGCATTAACAACTGTTAGCGATATTCCTGGACTTGTAAGTCAGCAAAATTTCGTCACAGATATTAAGAAAGTAGTAGATACAGGAAGACCTGCAGTTGCGGCTTTCAGTTCTGCACAAATTCCACCATCTGGAATGACAGTTTATTACCCACAGGTAAATGTTCAGGGTGCTACTTCAACAGTGCAAGCGGCTGAAGGTGATGCATTAAACAACGCAGAATTTACAGTTTCACAGGGTTCAGCGACAATTAAAACAATTGGCGGTTACAACCAAGTATCACGACAGGTTGCAGAAAGGTCTGACCCTTCATATCTTGAAGCACTATTTAGGATGCAAGCAATTGGTTATGCAAAGCGCACTGACCAAGAATGTATTGCTGTCCTAACTGCTAATGATGCAAACTTTGGAAACGCATCAGTTGCGGCAGGAACGGCTAAGGCATGGCTTACTGCGGCGGCAGACTTATCTGCACACATTTATTCTGCAGGTGGCTTAACTGCCAACTTCATGCTGGTTTCAAAGGATGTATTCAAAGACCTTGCAGGACTTGTTGACGGCGTAGATAGACCACTATTTAGCGCATTAAATCCTGCTAACAACATTGGCACTGCCAACATTCCAAGATTAGAAGGAAACCTATTTGGTCTTCCAGTTATCGTGGATGTAAATCTTGCAGATGATAAGGCTTATCTATGTTCAAGTGATGCAATCACTAACTATGAATCAGCAGGTGCGCCGTTCAGAATTTCACAAGAAACTGTTACTGCACTAACGCAAGATTTCGCAGTTTATGGCTACATGGCCACTGCTATGAACAATGTCAACGGCATTGGAAGATTTACATTTTAATTAAATAGGGGGATGGTGTTATGCCAATAACTTGGACAGACTTAAAAGCATATGTTGGTTCTACAACCACAGATGATGCTTTTGTGCAGGGTTGCTTTGATGAAGCAAAACTATTAGTGAATAACTTTGCGGATGCTGATTATGTGCCTTCAAAGATTATGGACAGGGCTTATCTTGAATGTGGTTCAGAACTGTATCACCGCAGGTCAGCACCTAACGGAATCGCACAGTTTTCTTCATTTGATGGGCAACCTATACGAATTGCTCGTGACCCTATGACACCTGTCTATCCATTACTAAGAAGGTTCGTGCCTTATCTATGACAATCAATGTGATTACACAGACAAAGACCAACCTTGCGACGGAATTGATAGCGGATGGAATAAATACTGAAACATATATCCCACCACGCATAACACCACCCCTTGCAATAATTTCACCTGACAACACATATGTGACGCAAGGTGACACTTTTGCAACTTTTAGAATTGGATTACTTATCACACTGGTTGCACAAAATGCTTCCAATGAAAAAGCAACTGAAGCACTTGATGAACTTATCGTCACTGCAATAGGTGCAATACCTGCCCAATGGGCAATTGACAGCGTAGAACAACCATTCGCATTAAGTGCGAATAATGCTGAATATATTGCAACAAGAATGGCAGTTTCTACACAAATAACAATTTAGGAGAAATAAAAAGATGCCAACAAGCACACGAATTAAAGGTCGCAACCTTGTTCTTACATTAGACGGCGTAGATTACGCAGTTGATGCTTCATCCATCCTTCTTACAAATGAAGATAAAGATGGGGAAGTTAGAACTTTTGCAGACATAACACCACCTAAGCAGTGGTTTTTTGAAATTGAAGGAATACAAAGCACAGACACATCTTCATTGTGGGATGCCCTATGGGATAACGACGGAAACGCCATGAACTTTGTTTTCAAACCGCATGGAAATGCAACCGCTTCCGTATCACAACCACACTTCACTGGAACAGTTGAAGTAAAAGGGAAACCGCCAATTGGTGGTGCGGCAGATACAACATTTGTATTTGATGCACGACTTGACCTATTAGTTGGAACAGAACCAACAAGGGTTACAGCGTAAGGATTAACTATGGCGGCGGCAATTGAAGTAACAGGTATCAGGGAACTGAATAAAGCCTTGAAGGGCGTTGGTGATGACTTTGAAGATTTGAAGGATGCCAACCAACTTCTTGGACAACTTGTTGCTAATCGTGCCACCGCTTTAGTTCCTGTTAGGTCAGGAAAACTTCAATCATCTATTAAGACAAATCGTGCCAAAAACAAAGTCACGATTTCTGCAGGTAGGGCTGCAGTGCCTTATGCGGGTGTCATTGAATATGGATGGGGTAAGCGTGGAATCAAAGCAAGGCCTTACTTAAACAGGGCAGTTAATGAAAAGAAGGGTGAAATAAAAGAAAAGTATGAAGAAAACATTAAGAACATTATTAAGAAATATGACTTGGATTAGGGGTAAAAGTGATTGAAGAAGACTTTATGCAGAACCTTAAATGGTCTGAATTAAGCGAAATTGAAGATTATGTTGGATGCAACATGGATGAATGGACAACAAATGCTTCAAAGGCCAAGTTGGCTTTTTGTATGCAGTATCTATTGGCTAAAAGGGTTAAACCTGAATTAACCATAAAAGATGCAGAACAAATGACCATCAAGGAATTGGCTGAAGTTGCAGGTGTTGAACTAAACCCAAAAGAAGTGACTTCCACTTAAGCCTTATGGCGAAGTTCTGTTTGGTCACTGGATTCACACCACAGGATTTCTGGAATATGACTTTAGGGGAATACATGGCATTTGTTAAAGAAATAAAAAGGAGAAACACTTAAAGTGGCACAACAGATAACGATTGACATTGTCGCAGAAACACAAAAACTGCAAGCGGGTGTCGCAACTGCTAACAAGCAATTGGGAACAGTTGAAGATGGGCTAAAGGGCTTAGCGGCTACCGCTATTGCCACAGCATCAGCATTTGTTCTTCGTGAAGGTGTCACATTTCTAAAACAAGGTATTGATGAAGCAAAAGAAGCGCAACAGACCATGCGTGAAGCCACCACAACATTTGGAGAAGGCAGTAAAGCCTTAGAACAAATC